TATCAACCCTCTCTGTAAGGTGTTATAATCATTAGTATTTATTTTTTATTACTTTTGGGTTACAACAAAAAGAAAAAAACGCTACACCGTAAGCCTATAATTAATTTATTCTATTTCTTCTATAGTATGTCTGGTAGAGGCCCCCTACTATCTCTACTACTACTATTAGTTACCGTAGGTAACTTCTCCATACTATAGAAAAAAATAAAGAATAAAGAAAGAATAGAGCAGTAAAGCGTTTAATTATTTCTAAAAGCCACCAAATAATAAAAAAGAATAACCGAATGATTATATGACAACCGGAAAATGGGGAAACATGGCAGAGAAGCGTAGCCCTTGGAATTTATTTGGGTTGATAGCAAAAGATGAAGTCACTAATCCCATGATTGAGAGAGCTAGAGAAGGTATAGTCACTGAGGACTTTAGAGCAATAGCAGGTATTCCAGACATAGTGCGTGATACAGAAAGGTTGAGAAAGGACAGTAACCACGACAACGAGTTTGACCTTTACGATAACATGCTAAAGCTAGACCCAGAGCTTAACGGTGCAGTAAGAGCAGTTTCTCTAACCGCTAACAATTACGAGATAAACTACACAACAGGTAGAAACGCCCGCATACGAGATGCGGTAAGAAGACTGGTTGAAGACACGGTAGAGTTTGACGACATCATGATTAACGCCATGCGTAACCTCATGGTCTATGGTAACGACATCAACAAGATAGTCGGGAAGCAGGGTGTGGGAATCACACAAGTACAGAGCCTACCGGTCAAGCAGGTAACGATTGTTGATGAGAGAGGTGGACTAGGTAGCTACTTCGTAGCCGATGAAGACAACCCAATCATTAACGCAGACATATACATGGTGCGAGAGGGGTCGCAGTATGAGAGAGCCATACCATCAAAGGAGATTCTTCACGTAAAGATAGACGCACGTTCTAACTGGTTCACTGATAACAAGCTACGAAGGACATATGGTGTCTGGGGTGCAAGCAGATTTACTTCCCTCAAGCAACCCATACGCATGAAGTACAACAGTATGAACAACCGCATCAGTCTTGAAGACTCCATGACAAAGCAGTTTATCACTATTGACAAGTCTGCTATCGAGCATATCCAAGACCCAGTAGAGCAAAACGAAAGACTCAAGCATATTATGGATGAGGTCATCAAGCTCTTTGAGGGACTGAGAGGCGACCAGATACCTGTACTGCCTCACTACGTTCAGCTACATCACGTTGATGTGGGTAACAGTGTGCCTAACAACACTGGCTTCCTAGACACAATCAACGCAGACATAGCCGCAGTTTTGCAGGTTCCTAGAGTTGCCGCCGGACAAGAGAAAGGTTCGACATTCGCCGCAACATACAACGCAAACCTATGGGCCGTTCAAGCAATTTCACGTATGCACCGCATACTTTCCGAAGCCGCAACAAAAATGTTTATGCTTCACTTGGACCTTCTAGGTATCGAGTACAGGAAGCAAGACTTACCCACTATTGATTTTGAGGCTATGGATAGCGAAACACCGCTAAACGTAATGCAGAAAGTCGTGTTGGGTTACAACTCTGGCATACTAACTCTAAACCAAGCACTAGACATGTTAAGCCTACCAAACGTAAGTAATGTTGGCGAGCAGAGAAAGGGTGGTGAGGGTGCGTCTGTCGGTGAGCTACCGAGAGAAAACTCACAACCCGGAGCCGTAGATATAAGATGATAGTAACGTATGAGCAAGTTTTTTATACACTCTTAGCTCTATTGATTACGCTATCCTTCTATATGCACTCAAAGAAACCTAGTAAAACATTTATTAAACGAAACAAAAGTGGAGAAAGTATGGACCGCATGAAAATGGGCAACCCCAATGAAACTTTGATGCTTACCTTTGGTATGGGGGTAGTCATGGCTTGGGTTATAATTGCTGCCGCTGCATCTTACTTTAGCGTAGTTGAACAAAGAGATATATCTGACTCACAACTTACAGTTATTGGTCTATTAGGAGGTCCGGCACTTCTTATTATAACAAGCGTACTAGATTTGTTCAAGGGTAAAGAAAGTGCTAAGATTGCGGTTTTGCCTGACAGACTAAATGCTGATGTAGAGTCAAGCAACGCAGAAAAGAATCACACAAGACTTCTAGAGGAGTTTAAGTTAAAGCACGACCTAGAAATGGAAAGAATGCAAAAACAACATTCCCTAGATATGGAAGCATTCCAAATAACAAACAAAAAGGTGAAGAAGGAATGAACCTAAGTATTTGGTGTTCCTTCTGCGTATATGGCTCTTGTTTTGATTGCGAAGTTGCGAAGGATGAGTGACTATGCAATACGACGGATGCCCACGATGGGTGTCCGTCTTGAGGTTGGTTGGGGTAATAATTAACTAACACGGTGCGTGTAACTTTGGATAGGGTAATTACATTGACGGCAGAGGAAGCAGAGTCCATCATAGAAACCATAAATGATAGGGCGCAAGAGATTCGTTCTCTTATGATAACTATAGCATCTATGGTAGCATTAGTCATGCCCGGTATGGAGGCCGTTGGTATTCTTGATTTTACGCCATATGGTGATGGTGATGATGAATGGATTACCGATGATGATTGGGAATTCGGTGACGACTTTGAGTGTGGCGACGGTTCTGTTATTGAAGCCTCTCTTGTTGATGATGGTTACAAAAATTGCCGTGATGGTTCCGACGAACCCGAAGAAGAAGAAGAAGACTGTGAGGAAACGGACACATGCGAAGAACCCGATGTTATCTATGGTTGTACCGACCCAGACGCTTTAAATTACGATGAGGAAGCATGGGAAGATGACGGCTCTTGTGAGTTTGAGGAAGAAGATGAAGAATATGGTGGTTGCACTGATGATACGGCAACTAACTACGACCCGTATGCGGATTATGACGATGGTTCCTGTGAGTATAGGGGAGGCCAACCTTGTGACCCAGAAATGTACGACGCTTACTTTGAGTACAACAATACTACTATAACTTTCCATTGGGATGCTGATTTGGCTTGTGATAACGAACCACATAACCTAACGGTTATCTGGACTATCTACGAAAACGAAACTGGTAACTGGACTAAGATACAACCCCAATTGACATACGAAACTTATTACCAAGACTGGGATTATGTCAATGTGTCGGCAGATGGCCTAGCAAGAGGAAAATACGATATACATGGTACCTTTGAGATACACGGTGATTACACAAGAGCCGTTGATTGGTACGGAGTAGAAGTTTAATAAGTCATATTCTATCTGCCAAATATATGCCTACACGTAGGAATGGAGAAAGCGAGGGTGCTTTTATCAACAGGTGTATGGCAGACACAAAAATGAACAGGGATTTCCCAGACCGTGACCAAAGATATGCGGTGTGTCTAAGCTACTCAAATAAAAAGGCAGACGTGCGTTCTACACCCGCACCAAAGAAAGACAGAATCAAGGGCAGTCCTAAGAACAAACCCGGTTCTGCTAAACCCGGCGGTAAGGTTACATTTAGTCAAGGTGTTACTAATAGCCTAAAAGAAAAGGTAAAAAATCATAACAAAAAGTCAGACCGCAAAGTAACTCTAGGTATGCTCAAGGCAGTTTATCGTAGAGGCGCGGGTGCTTACTCCACAAGTCATAGACCGGGCGTGAGCAGGGCCGCTTGGTCTATGGCTAGAGTCAATGCTTTCCTAAGATTAGTTAAATCTGGTAGGCCCGCTAACTCAAAATATGTACAGGACAACGACCTTTTACCCAGCGGTCATCCAAGAAAGGGTAAAGGTAAGAAGGATTAATAAGACACATCTAAAATTGGGCTACCATGTCGTGCGGTTGCGGTTGTGGCGGAGAAGTCGTCGCATACGAAGACTGGAACGAAACAGATGTTACTGCGGCTGAATATCAAGGCCGTAAAGTAACATTGAACAAACCCTTTAGAACAAGCGGTGCTAGTAAAAAATTTGGTGTATATACCAAGAATGAAAAGGGCAACGTTGTTCTTGTAAGGTTTGGCGACCCTAACATGGAAATCAAAAGAGATGACCCTGCTAGAAGAAAGTCGTTTCGTTCTAGGCATAACTGCGATAGTCCCGGCCCTAAACATAAGGCTAGGTATTGGAGTTGCCGTCAATGGCGTGACACAAGTAAGGTGGAAGCTATGGAAGAACCGTGTGGGTGTGGGTGTGCTGATGAATGTAATTGTGATGGGGAGTGCCTTTGCGCTTCCGATGTAAGTGCTGAGATGCTAAGAAAGGGGGTTTATGATACCCCCGGAGAAGCTATGGAGGAAGCAAAGAAGATGGGGTGTGACGAAATTCACTCTCATGAAGAAAACGGTAAGACAATCTATATGCCTTGTAAGACTCACGAAGAATACATGAGTAAGAACAAAGGCAAAGATGTAGAAGTAGAAAGCTACATGAAGAAGAAGAATAAGAAGGATGAGGATGAATACAACGCCCTTCACAACAATGACCATGACGAAGACATTTACAGTAGTTATCAAACAAGCGAGTGCAAGCCCGGTTACGAAAAGAAAGATGGTATGTGTCAGAAGATAGCCGTCACTATAGAATTAGATATAGATGAGCTTGAGGCAAAGGTAAGTGCCGAAACTGGCAACATCATCTATGAGATAAGAGGAATAGCATTCCATGAGGGCATGAACAAGAACAAGTGGTCCTTGACTCCGGCTGGCGCAAAGTCAGTGGCTTCACAGATGGAGGGTGCTGATGTAACCCTGATGCACCCAAAGGCTAACGAAACCGGTGCTGGCTTTACTAGAAACACAGAAGGTGTTGAAGAATCAGCAGTCGGTACTATCATGGGCGCAACATTCTTTACTACCGAAGCTGGCTATGATGTAAGGTATGTAGCTAGAGTAACCAGAGAAGAATTATTCGCATCTATGGAAGATGGTTTGTGGAAGGAGAATGGCTACGGAGTTTCTATAGGAGGTTCTGGCGTACCTATCTCGGCTTCGGAAGATGGTTTTGTTTTTGGTGAGGATTTCACCTTTGACCATTTGGCTTTGGTCAAAAGACCTGCCTACAGTCGTGCAAACGTAGAAACCATAGAAAAGAAAGAAGCAAAGGTAGAAGCACCTATAGCGGAGGATAAATCGCAAACGTTTATAGGTCATTCGACATCTGACCAGAATCAACCAACGGTGATTGCTATGACAACCGAAGAAACAACAGAAATAAATTATGAGGCCGAGATGGAGTCCGTACAAGCGGCTCTTGTTCTCGCTAACAGTCGAATTGCAGAGTACGAAGCAGTTGAGGCAACAAGAGTTGAAGATGAGAGAATGGCTCTAGTAACTAAGGCATCCGACTTAGGAATGTCTGGTCACGAAGACCTTTCCACACCTACTCTTGAAACCCTAATCGCTTCTTGGGAGGCCGCTCACCCAGAGCCAGTCCCAGTGGAGATGACCCCAGTAGAGTCAGTCGAGAAGCCAGTGGCAGAAGCCGCAGTTGCTTCCGAAGTCAGACCTACGGTTTCTAACTTCCTCAACGGAAAGAGAATTTCCAACGACGAAGCAATATACTCCAAGGCTTACAATGCGTGGGCATCAGCTTGGAACAAGACACTCGCAGCAGATGAGAGGTCAAGAATGACCGCTCACAAGTACGAGACACTAAAGGAGATGAACTAAGATGGTACAATACGGAGCATTAGACCCAGTTGCATGTGCAGACATACAGAACACCTTTGCGAGCAAAGGACTTCTAGTAAAGTTTGACGGAAGCGGCGTAATGATAACTGCAAGCGTCACTGACAAGCCAATAGGCGTAACAATCAGTGAGTCCTCAAGAGGAGAGGACGGAGAGCTTGAGGCAGCAGGTACAGGCACAGTGGCAATCATGCCACTAAGCGGTGTACAGATGATGAAGTGTGTCGGAGGAGGCGCACTCAAGACCGGAGAGAGGCTTTACGTTTCTCAGACATCAGAAGCAGATGGCCACGTTCACACAACCGCATCAAACTCAGCAACATTTGTTGGGCTTTACATGGGTGCAGACAACACAACCCCAGCGACCGGAACTTTGATACCAGTCCTTTGTGCTACGGTGGTGGCATAGAATAAATAAAGGAGATAAGAGGTGAATAATATGAATCAGACATTAGAAGAAATACTAAACGTAGAGGCCGCAACCGGCCCGTTCGCACCCGGAGATGCCGTTCTTGAGCAGACTCTCCGTGACTTTATCCAGCTACAATCAAACACAATCGCTATCGCAACCGACCTAGTTGGTGTACGAAGCGTACCTTGGCTATCATTCACATGGTACACAGGAGTTGTAGGAACATTCTCCTACCCATTGGACGATGTTGCACTAACTGACCCAACCAACATTGGTACTGCTAACTACAGTACCAAGCTAGAGAAGGGACAGGGACGATGCACTTTCCTCGACGCAGTAAGGCTAAGAGGCGAGTCCTTTGAGAACATTGACAGGCAGCAGCTAGGAATTGTTCGTGCAAGAGCTGACACAATTGACAACCACATACTATCAACATTAGTAGGTGGAGCAGACAACTCAGTCGCAGCAACCGCAGTCTTCGGAAGCGGTTCCGCTGATGAGGAAGGCGACATTCTTGGAGCTATGGACGACATCTTTGCTAACGCAAAGGTTTCTGGCAACGAGCCTCTAGCTCTTGTCCTTCCAGCCGACAAGAGAAGTGCTATCCTAAACACAACACTATACGGAAACGTTGTTGAGTCACTAGGCGACCACTTGGCTAGAATCGCAAACCTAAGCATTTACTACACCAGAGATTTCGGAAGCGGCAACGCACTAGGCAACGACGCTATCCTTATGGTTCCCGGTGCTGAAACTGCTGAATTCTTTACCTACAATGGACCCGGTTTCCAAGAGACTGAGCTAACCAGACTCCCCGGAGTTGGGTTTGACTGGCTTCTAACTGGCTACATGGGTAGCGTTATCCACGAACACCAAGACGGTGCTTCTGCGGATAAGACCCACAGAATAGTCAAGCTAACCGGAGTACGCTCTTGAATAAGGGGCGTGTCTGAATGGCAGAGAAAAAGAAGAAGGCTTCTACTAAGAAGGCCACTCCTAAGAAAGTGGCGAAGCCCAAGGCAAAACCAAAGGCGGTTCCAAAAGGACCATCTAAGGCAACCTTGGCTTCGTCACTCAAGGAGAAAGGTATTCCTCTACCTGTTTCCGGCGAAGCATCCGACATGGAGCATCGCCTAAAGCATTGGAAATCTGGTATGGGTTACATGGTAAGATTACATAGAAATGCCGGAGGAAGGTTCAAGGACCATCCTTTGTCATTACTTGACTCACCCAGAAAAGCTCTTTATTGGCTACCGGATAGCGAGATGGCAGATAAGATTCTCGCTACACGCAGAGTTGTAATAGTAGGTCGAGTAAGCGAACCTTCAAGTAACATGATAGTTATTGATGTTCCATCGGACTACGATACAAGATTTGCGTGAGGTGTTAATAAGTGCCATTTGATATGGGAGAGTTGGTTGTTGATGAAGGTGCAACCGTAGGTGACACAAGCATTTCCCCTAGAGTTATCAGAGATTTACTAAACAGACCTAGGGGTCTTAATGCTGCTACTATCATAGAGTATCTTAACATTAGAATAGCAGAGATAAACAAAAAGTCCAGAGAGTCTGGATATGTTGGTGTTACCAGCGATAATGCGCCTACTACGGCACTAAGAGAATCTGCCATAAAGTTTCTAGTGTGTTGTGATTGTCTAAGGGTTCTAATAGATACCATACCAGCAGTAGTACCAGAGAAGGAACAGGGTACTTCAGATATAAGATTCAACAAGCAGTTGGCTTCATTTGAGAAGCAAGCGACACAACTTGTCGCATTAATAGAGGAGAAGGGTGGTACGGCTTTCTATACAAAAGCCACGGCTGCCAAAGTGAGTGGTACAACAAGCGGTCAGTTATCCGGGTCACTCAATTATGAGTGAGGAAGATAAATGGCAGAAGTTAAATGGGTAGGTAGTGCAAGTACAGACCCTACCAATGCAAGTAACTGGTCTACTGGCTCCTTGCCTACTGCTAGTGATAGTATGATTTTTGATGGTGCGGCACAAGCAAACTGTCAATTTAATGGAACGTTTCCTAACACTGTTCATGATGTAAGGATAGCATCTGATTGGAATCCAGACTATCAGATAACTACTGGTGGTGCATCTGTAATAAACATAGGTGGTTTTTTATTAATAGGAATAACTAATATTATAAACGCTTCTCACTCACTTACTCTTAACTTTACGGGTTCTGCAAGTGTTCCAGCCTATGTTGGAGATGGTGGTGCTACAACATCAGCGTTTGTAAGTATGACCATTAACTCTGGTAGTGTCTTTACCAGTGAAACAAGCAGAGCAAATACTATCTATAACTTTGATGCCACATCTACTACTATGGTAGATGGTGTTTATCCTCAACTTAAAGGTACTGGTATAATAAAAACAAAAAAGATTTACAGTGATGCCTCAAGAACGGCATTCAATACGTATGGCTCTGTAGATATGTGGACTATAATAACAGACCTAAAGTTTGAGTCAGAGAAGTATGATATATACGATTACGAAAAGGTGTTTTTATTTGAAGGTGGTTTTACCGCTCTAGGAGAAAACTTCAAGTTTGGTCACACTACTGCTAAATTCAAAACATACAGAAGCTCTGGCACAGGCTCCGTAGTATTCCCAGTCACAGGTGAGCTTAACAGTGCGGCGTTTGGTAATGATACCACAAAGGTATTCAACACACAATATCACAAGGTAGTCATAGAAGCTAATGATAACACGGCTAACTACTGGTTGGTAAGCGATGGTAAGGTGCTTGAATGCAACGAGCTTGTGATAAACGACGGTGGTAGGTTCTATGCTAACATGGCTGGTAACAACTCAGTGGTAATCAGATGCACAAGAAGACCTACAGTGATAGGGGATTGGAATTTTAGACAGGTAACAGACGGTATCTATGAAAGTATAGGAGGTACTAACGTTCTACCTGTTACTCACGGTGGCACAGGTCTTACTACTGTTGCGCCGGGAGCTATCTTATATGGTGACGGGCAAGGCAATCTAGTAGTGTTAAGTCCGGGTAGTAATGGTACAACTCTTACAATTAGTAGTGGTGTTCCTGTATGGAGTTAAGGAAACTGTAATAAAACAGACTTAAAATACAATAATTGCGGGCGTAGCGTATAGGAGGGAAAGAATGCCACTAACTGACAACAAGAATATAATCCTTGGCACCGAATCCGAGAGGACCAGCGTTACACCGCACACCGCTCAACTATTAAAGGACGCAGACGCTACCTATCTTTTCTACGGTGATGGTACTACCGTAGGTGGTATAGCAGTAGATGTAAGACCATCCGTTACTAAGACAGGTACTTACACCTTCATTAGAAAGGACGAAGGTAGGCTTGTTATTCTAAACACAGGTAGCGATATCACATTTACTATTCCTAATGACTCTAGTGTTTCGTTTCCAGATGGTGACACTGAGCTTCACGTAATAAACATAGGTTCGGGTACTCTAACATTAGCTGGTGCTGGTGGTGTTACTCTATCTGGTACTACAAGTATAGGTCAGTACAACAAAGCCACTGTTAGAAAGGTAGCCGCAAACTCATGGGTCAATACATCATCAGTTGGTGTTACTGGACCAACCGGTCCTTCCGGCCCTACCGGAGCCACTGGCCCGACTGGGCCTCAAGGTGCTACTGGTCCTACCGGACCTTCCGGCTCTGACGGTAGTGATGGCTCTACAGGCCCAACTGGGCCGACTGGTCCTACGGGACCAACAGGACCAGCAGGTAGCGATGGTTCTGATGGGTCTGATGGAAGTACCGGACCTACGGGACCTACAGGCTCGACTGGACCTACTGGTCCTACCGGTCTTCAAGGCTCCTTCGGTGGTGCTACTTTCAAGTATGATTTTAGCACAAATACGTCAGACGCAGACCCCGGAGCTGGTAGACTAAAACTAAATAATGCTACACAAAACTCAGCAACAAGTATATTTATTGATGATGCTGATTTGGACGGCACAGACATTCAATCATTCCTACGCACTATTGATGACTCCACTTCTACAATTAAAGGTCATGTGAAGATAAGCAATCTTACAGACTCAAGCCAATTCGTATTATTCACTATATCCTCTCTTACTGAGGCATCTGGTTATTTTACTGTAACAGTAAGTGCGGTTGATTCTTCAGCGTCTGCACCATTCTCTGATGGTGAAGATATAACTGTGACCTTTGCACGAACCGGTGATAAGGGAGATACTGGGTCTACCGGACCAACAGGGCCTACCGGCCCCGCTGGGTCTACCGGACCAACTGGCCCAACTGGACCTACCGGACCTACCGGTTCCGCAGGGGCCGCAGGTGGATTCGGTTCTCCTTCTGCCAGCACTGGACCAGTAGGTGTAAGTGCAAGTGGCCCAGACTCAGCAAAGGTATTTGCCTTTACCATTCCAGCCGGAGCAACTGGTCCTACGGGACCAACCGGACCCACAGGACCCACAGGTCCTAGTGGCCCAGCGGGAAGTGATGGTTCAGACGGCGGTACTGGTCCTACGGGTCCCACTGGTCCATCCGGTCCTACTGGTACGGCGGCAGGGTTTGGAACACCTACTGCTAGTAGCGGCCCTATAGCAGTTTCTTCTTCCGGGCCAGACACGGCCAAGGTTTTCGCCTTTACTATTCCTACCGGAGCTACTGGACCTACAGGTCCCACAGGACCAACCGGGTCACAAGGACCAGCAGGGTCGGATGGGTCAGATGGAAGCACAGGACCGACAGGACCAGCCGGTTCTACAGGGCCGACAGGACCTTCGGGACCAACGGGGCCTTCTGGACCAACCGGACCAACTGGTACTGCTGCTGGCTTTGGCAGCCCTAGTGCTTCAACAGGACCTATAGGCATAACTGCCAGTGGTCCCGATACCGCCAAGGTGTTTGAATTTTCTATACCCGCAGGGGCCACTGGACCCACTGGTCCCACAGGACCTGCTGGGGGTACAGGCCCCACCGGACCCACCGGACCCCAAGGTTCTACAGGACCTACAGGACCAAGCGGTCCCTCTGGTTCAGACGGTTCGGATGGTAGTGATGGGGCAGCCGCCGGGTTTGGAACACCAACTGCGTCTACAGGACCTATAGGAATTACTGCCTCTGGACCAAACGCCTCTAAAGTTTTCGCATTCAGCATACCCTCTGGTGCTACTGGCCCAACTGGGCCTACAGGACCGACGGGGCCTACCGGTCCTACCGGTCCTTCTGGACCTGCGGGTAGTGATGGTTCAGATGGAAGCACTGGTCCTACTGGCCCTACAGGTACTGCGGCAGGTTTCGGCACACCAACGGCCTCTACAGGTCCCATTGGCGTCACATCTTCTGGACCAGACGCATCAAAAGTCTTTGCTTTCACTATACCATCCGGTGCTACTGGACCGACCGGACCAACAGGCCCTACAGGACCAACCGGCCCTAGTGGACCTGCCGGTTCAGATGGTGATGATGGTAGTGATGGTTCTACTGGACCTACCGGTCCGGCGGGAAGTACAGGACCTGCGGGTGCAGCAGCAGGGTTTGGCTCTCCGTCTGCTTCTACAGGACCGATAGGCATTACGGCTTCCGGCCCAGACACGGCAAAAGTATTTGCTTTCTCCATACCTTCTGGTGCAACTGGACCTACCGGTCCTTCTGGTCCGACTGGACCTACGGGACCCGCTGGTGGAACAGGACCTACGGGACCGACTGGACCCAGTGGACCTGCTGGGTCAGACGGTAGTGACGGAAGCGACGGTGGTACAGGCCCAACTGGTAGCCAAGGACCTACTGGACCTAGTGGGCCGTCTGGCCCCACAGGGCCTACAGGACCTACGGGACCACAGGGTTCGTTTGGTGGTGCTACATTCAAGTACGATTTTAGTACCACAACAACAAACAGTGACCCCGGTGCAGGTAAGATAAGATTCGATAACGCTACACAAAACGGTACTACTGGTATTTACATAGATGATTCCGATTTAGATGGGTCAGACATACAATCCTTCTTAAGAACAATAGATGATTCTACTTCTACGATAAAAGGACATGTCAAGGTAAGTAACCTAACAGACGCATCACAATTCACACTACATACAATATCCTCTCTCAGTGAGCAAACGGGCTACTTTGACATAACCGTTAGCACAGTAGATTCATCTGCTACATCACCCTTTAGTGATGGTGAAGATGTTTCAGTTACGTTTGCTAGAACTGGTGACAAAGGAGATACAGGTTCTACTGGACCTACCGGACCCAATGGTCCCACAGGTCCTACAGGTCCTACCGGACCGACTGGGCCGTCTGGACCGGCTGGTTCTGACGGTAGCGATGGGTCAGATGGTAGTACGGGGCCTACTGGCCCATCCGGTTCTACCGGTCCCACAGGACCAACTGGTACTGCCGCCGGATTTGGTACGCCTACTGCTAGTACGGGTTCAATTGGAGTTAGTGCTTCTGGTCCAGATACTGCTAAAGTCTTTGCTTTCTCTATACCTGCGGGAGCAGCAGGTCCCACTGGTCCGACAGGACCAACTGGTCCAACCGGGCCATCTGGCCCCGCTGGTTCTGATGGAAGTGACGGTTCAGATGGTAGCACAGGACCTAGCGGTCCTACGGGACCTACTGGGCCTACAGGTTCAGCCGCTGGCTTCGGTAGCCCCAGTGCCTCTACAGGACCCATAGGTATAACCGCATCCGGTCCAGACACGGCTAAGGTGTTTGCCTTTAGCATACCTTCGGGTGCTACAGGCCCAACAGGTCCAACAGGCCCAACTGGACCTACCGGTCCGGCTGGTGGTGACGGCTCAGATGGTAGTACGGGTCCGACAGGACCTACTGGTCCAACTGGTCCCGGTGGCGCAGCCGCAGGGTTCGGTACACCTACCGCATCTACCGGTCCTATTGGTATTACCGCTAGTGGGCCTAATGCTTCTAAGGTCTTTGCATTCTCTATCCCTGCTGGTGCTACAGGGCCGACAGGCCCTACAGGTCCAAGTGGACCGACAGGACCCGCCGGAAGCGACGGCTCAGATGGGTCAGACGGTAGTACCGGACCCACCGGCCCTACCGGACCGACAGGTCCCAGTGGAGGCACAGGCCCAACAGGACCTACTGTAACCGCAGCAGGTTTCGGTACGCCAACGGCAAGCACCGGTTCTATAGGTGTATCTGCAAGTGGACCAGATACCGCTAAAGTATTCGCATTCTCGATACCAGCAGGTGCGGCAGGTCCTACTGGTCCCACTGGCCCTACAGGTCCAGCAGGGTCGGATGGAAGTGACGGTTCAACTGGACCTACTGGACCTACAGGTCCAACGGGACCCACTGGTCCTACTGGTCCCGCAGGTAGCGACGGTAGCGATGGAGGCACAGGACCGAGCGGCCCTGCGGGTTCAGCCGGACCCACTGGTCCTACCGGGCCAGCCGGTCCTACAGGACCCACCGGTCCAGCAGGTGCATCCGGTTCTATAGGCTCTTTCGATGATGTCCTCATGGATGCCACTAATTTCACAGATGGCCTTCTCATACAACCCGATAGTGATGGTTCTGCACCAACGACAGGAACATTAAATGATGCAAAAGATAACATTGGTATCGGTAAGGATGTTCTGTCATCATTAACATCTGCCGACTACTGTACGTTTGTTGGTACTCAAGCGGGAGAAGCACTCACAACTGGTAGTTACAATACAGGATTCGGAAGAAAGTCGTTAATGAAAATAACTACCCAAACTTACAATACTGGGATTGGTGTCTTTTCTGGTATGGGTATTCAAAATGGTGGAAACAATACCGCTATTGGTTATGCCGTATTACAAGCAGATAACAGTGCTTCACAAAATACAGGTGTTGGGTCAAATGCGTTGTATCGGACAACCGCCAGTTTCAATACTGCTGTTGGTTATCGTACTCTTTACGGAAATACAACTGGAACGAGGAACATAGCCATCGGTAATCAGGCATTAGATAGCGCATCGACAGAATCAGATAACATAGCAATAGGTCACGAAGCGATGTATAACCCCAATGGTGGAGAAAAGAACGTAACGGTTGGAAACTTCTCCCTCGATGCTATAACTTCGGGTAATAACAATGTAGCATACGGCCATCAAGCTGGCTCTGCGGTGAATAGCGGGTCCAACAATATCACAATAGGTTATCAAGCCGGTGATAATATCACAACCGGCTCTAACAAT